TTGAGGGATTCAGGCATATTCTCATATGATCTTTGTAAATCAACACTTTTAGATGTTGCTGTTTCTGGTCGAGCAAGTGTACTTTCTAGTCTACTTAACTTTTCTTCAGCTTCAGCAAGATTCTTTTTTTGTATCTCTACTGTTTGTTTCATTTCAGCATTCTTTGCAACTTCTTCTGAAAGTTTATCAACTTTTTCTTGAAGTAAAGGATCAGCATGACCTTTTGATTCTATTTCTGATAATCTTTTTTCATTTTCTTCTTTAAAATCTGAAAAAGATTTACCAAGATTCTCAAGAATCGGTTTAATTTCTTCTGACATTTTTACCTCTTATTTTTTAAGAATGTTAGTTATATGTTTAATACCTTCAATATCTTCTGCATCGGCTACATCTCGTAAACCTCCGAAGTTGCTATGTAGGTAACTTGCTATTGATTTACAAAGATCATATGAGAATATGCCTGAATCCCTCAAAACATCTTCCACATCTCTCGTTGTAATCGTACCCTCTGCCATTTTGACTTTATCTACTTTGGCTTTTGGATTCATTGGAAATGTAACCATAGAAATTTCCATTAAGTCTACTTCTTTGATTACTCTTTTTTTGTTTTTTTCATCATAGCTATATCCCTTGGGATTGAGTCTATAACCTATTGACATAGAGTTGATTGCTCCTGCCTTCATTAATTCGTATGTTTCTCTGCCTCTTTGTGTACCTAAGACCAATTTGCCTTTTACCTTAAGACCTTTATTATCTTCTTCTATTGATTCAATAACACCAATTGGCTCATCTGTTTTGTGTTGATATAATAATTTTATATCTTTTGGTTTTTTCTTATAGATTGATTTGGCAAAAGCGCCTTTTTCAATGACATCATTGCCTAAGTCTTTATTTCCAAATACAGATGCATAACCTTCAAATCTTCCATCTTCATCTGTTTCAAGACCTTTGTATTCACAACTAAGATCAAGAACCTCTTCAGATACCTCATTGAAGTAGTCTTCTGCTAGTTCTGGCATATTTAACACCTCTTTATTCGTTACAGGTATTCTAGCAAGAAAATATGTAATTAATCAACAACATCATCTGCATCATAGTTAAATGTAAAACAACGACAATTGATAACATTACTTGGTCCACCTCTCATGTCCCCAGGGTATTGCATTGGTTTCTCTACAAAAGATCCACCACTTATTGGTGTCATAACCATGAAATCATCATCAACACCAACCTGTAGTAGATTCATATTTTTATGCCATGATCTCGTTCTTTCATCTACTGCTGATGCCCATTCTTTGATTGGTTTGTTCAAACCTAATTTTTTAATTATTTCTTGATTGCCATAATTCATTGCCTGATGTGTTTCTGTTCTTGCAATCATGGTAGATCGCCACAATGAAAATGCGACTGATTTTCGTATGTTTTTTGAAATGGTATCTATCTCTTGTCCTGTGTCTAAACCTCTTGCTATTTCTATTTTAAGTGATGCTCTGGTCGTTTCTGTGATGTTTGACACATTCATTGCTGAGAATTGTGATGCATACTGTGTGATTATTGGATCAATCGTGTCATCTTGTTTTTGTAATCTAGTTCTCTCAATGCGATCTCTCATGGTTTCCATGATTCTTCTTGTATTTTTATCAAATATCTTTTTTAGTTCTTGTGAGAATTTGATATATGTTTCACCAGATATCTGTTGAGTTTTGAGGTATTCTTTTTCTGTGATATCTCTGTATTTATAAAATAATTCTCTTATTTCTTTTCTTACTGCATTACTAAGTGTAAGCAACAATCTGAGAAGTTCTTTGTATTCTCTAGCCCTGTTGAATCTTATCTTTGCCATAAATCATTATAAGTGTTTCTTTTAATAATTCTTCTTGTGTACCCCATTTTTGAGTAAATTCTTTTGAATTGTGATGATATGCCTCATTTGATGTTCTGTGATGATAAGGGCATAAAGGTATTGTTTCGTAATGTGTTGATCTTTTAGACATCATGCCTTTTTTAATGTGATGAATTTCTGCAGGTGTGTCATTGTAGCCCATTTTTCTGCATACAATACAACATAAATTTGCCACCTTGCTCAGATGTTCTTTTTCTTTTTTCTTCAAATATAGCCCCTTTATCAGAGTATATCATTTTTTTGAAGATAATGGGTGTCCACTTGGTAACAAATCAAGATCAAATTTGCCACTTCTGAATCTTCCTGTTCTTACTGCACTTAGAAATGCATTTACCCTTGCATAAGCCCAACGATCCTCACCACCTGATGCTCTTACGCTTGGTCTAACTGATGTAGGATTTGTTCTATATGCACCAACACCTCTTCTGAATACTGCACCTAACATTCTTACAGTTACCTTTTTACCTTTTCTGTTGCCATATCTTTCGTTATGTTTATCTACCTTGCCTTGTAATCCCTTTTTTATAGATTCACTTAATGGTGCTTTTTCTTCGTATGATCTTACCTCATCATTATCAATACATGCCTCTTCTATGTATTCATAATCATCTTCTTTTTCTTCTTCTCTCATAATTTGATTTCTTTTTGTTTTCGACCATGAGAAACCTGCATCACCACCCCATAATGCCCATGCGATTCTACCTGCACTCGGATAACCTTTTTCGCCTCTGTTGAAACCTTCTGCTTGTTTATCTACTTCATGTCTAGAAAAGAATGAGTACATTCTGAGAACTGTGTTCGGTGACATTTTTTCTTTATTAGCCAATTGGTTTGCTCTAGCTACACCAACTTGTGTACCACCACGATTAAATTCTTTTCGCCATTCAAGACCTCGTTTTGCTTCTTCTGCCATGGCATCAGTACCTGTTAAATCTAAATCGCTTATGGCTTTGTTATCTCTTAGTCTTTGTTCATATTCTTCATGTGTTTTGCAAGGCATATAAACTATTTGCCCATCTTCGTTATGACTATGTATTCCTTGACAACCTATTTCTTCAGCACGATCAATCGCCTCTTCTTCAGTTGTAAATGTATCAACATCAACTGCCTCTTTTGTGCCATATATTGCATCAAAGTCTTTTTGAGCACCATCAGGATCAACAGGTTTAGCATTATCTTGTTCACTTGTTGCACTTACCTCACCAATTGGGAATAGATTGCTTGGTATATATAATTCATCGCCACCTGATACTTCTTCTAGACCTAATCGTTCTCTTGCCTCATTTCTTGTCAAAATACCTGCTTGAACACCACCAACAACATTTTCGTATATTTGTTTTCTTTTTTCTGTCATTGCAGGTATTGAATCAATATCGTATCTAATTGAAATATTACCTTCATACAAAGGTGCTAGATATTCATTTAAATCAGATTGTACTCTGTTTAAAAGAGGTATTATTGTTTCCTCATAAAGAGATAATTTAGCTGTTTCCATGTTTGAATATGTATTTGCCTCTGGTATTCCTATCAATTGTGCAGGTACACCAAATGTAAGTGCTATTTCTCTTGCAGACATATTTGCTAATTCTAAGAAATCCATATCTTTTGGTGATAGACCTAATTGTGTATAGTCAAAATCTCCCTCTAATAACATTGGTCTGCCTGAATTATGACTACCTTGAAATCTAAATTCTAAATCTTCTAATATTCTTGCTCTTTGATCATCTGTTAATGTGGTAGACATACCTGTTTCATCTGTTGGCTTGAATTTAAGCATACCACTTGGTGTTGCACCATTTTTTAATAATGCCACATTATGTAAACCTGCTAGATTGTGTTGATCAATATTGTATGCTGATGCCATCATTGGCGAACAACCATAATAATCATCTAATGGATTCCACATTTTTATATGTTTTATTTGTGAAAATCCTGTGTTTTGATCTACAAAGTATTTAGCTTTTTCTACACCATTAATCACATATCTATATGCTGATGGTATAACTGTAGTACTTGATTCAATATCTATTCTGTCAGGTCTTAAAAGATATAATTCATTAGGCATTTTTAATGCATCAGAATCTCTTAGGATATAGGTATTGCCTGAGATCATAAGGAATGAATACATACTTGCAAAGAACTCTATACCACTTTGTGTTGGGTTTGGTCTTTTGAGCAATGAGATTAACTCATGGTTTTCTAGCTTTACATCATCATCATATACGCATAAATCAACAGCTGAGGCACTATTTGCAATTAACTGAATACATCTATGAACAATTGCATTATCTGTGTAACCTTCTTTTGCATAATCTTTGTATCTTCTTTGACCTTTTTGTGATTCAGCAGCCAACTTATTGATCATAATTTTAGGTGCTTGTTTCGTTTCTGATGTAACTTTTTTTTCTTGTACAAAAAACTTATCAAATATTCCCATTTAACTAATCCTAAAAATTGCCTGACCTGAACTTTGTAATGATGTTATAGCCCATACCAGTGCATCAACTCTATCGTCATGTTGTGATTTTACATTATTTCCTGTGAATTGACACATTTGTTCTTCTAATTCTTTTAATACACCTACATGATGAACTTTATTTTGTTCATACAATGCTGATATTGGCTCTGCTCTGATTACCTTACCTCTTGTTGCTCTAACACTTGTATAAGAAATGTTTTCTTCTTTAGTTCGTAAAAGTCTTTCAATAAGATCACCACCATTGTTTACTTCTGCTACTATCCTATCGCAATCATATTGATGATACAAACTAATAGCTTTGTTTATCCATACATCAGGATTATTTATCATGCTTGAATCATTGAGAATATAAAAATGTCCTTTACTATCTCTACCTGCAACAACAATTCCTGTTTCATCTGAATGTGGGTTATTGGTTACTGCAGGATCAATAGCGACAACTATTCTTTCTAAATCTGGCGTTTCTTGAACTCTTGATCTTTCAATCAAATCAATATTAAATAATGCACCTTCTATATCTTCTAAGATTTCTGCATATAATTCTTGTCTACCTAGTCTTGTTCCCATATATCGTTCTTTTAACATTTCTATAGAAGAACTTGCAAGATTGTCTACATTGTCAAATGTTGTGCCTCTAATGACTTTGGTATCTTGTCTTTTTGCTAGTGTTTTTATTATCTTTGTTGGTCTTGGTGTTGTTGTTATTATACATTTTGGCTCTTGCCCTAATCTCAATGCCATCATCAAGTTATCAAAAGATTCAGGATATCGCCAAGATGCTAATTCATCACACCATGCCCTATGAAATTGCACACCTCTTAACCTATCAGGTTCTTGTGCAGGAAATCCCATTACCTTAGAACCATTGAAAAAGTTTATTTCATTGTTAGATTTGTTATATCCTGATTCATCAAGCAAATCCCTGTTGATAACATTCATAATTCCACTATCACCAGTAAATACAACCCTTCTTAAATCTGAATATGTAGGTGCGACCACACCACAGGTTACATTATCATTCAGTAGACAATATTGTATGATGTCATAAGCGCCACAGAGTGTCTTTCCCCACCCACGACCACATAAAAATAAATAGATATTATAATCAGGATTATCTACGACCAATTGATTTGGTCTTGCCTTTTTTATCCAATCAGTGAGTAGATTCGTTGCTATCTTCTTCCGATAGCTTAGATTCTCGAATGTCTGAGATGAGCTTTCTAAATTTATCATTTTCTTGTGAACTATCTGTTACCTCAATTACATTATGTTCTTTCCAACCTGCTTGTGTTTTTAACCAAAAGATACCTGCTGTTACTGCACCATTAGATTGACTTGTTGCTATCTTGAAAAGATTATTTGCAACCTGAAAATTAGCAGTAGCTTTTCCCTCTCTTAGTTCATCTTGATAATATTTATATAATGTTGGTCTGCTTATATCTAATAATGAACATATTTGATCATGTGGTAGTCCCATACCTGATGCTTTCTTAACCACTTCTTTTTTATCATCAGTTATTTTTATATCTTTTGGCATATCTTTTTTATAATGTAAAAATAAACACTCATTTTCGTTTTAATTCAAGACCATAATTATTTGTTTTTTTACCAAATGTCAATCCCTCTTTGTAGATTAACTTATTTTGTTTCTTAAATTTCCTGTAATTAACCATGTGATGCCATCTGCCATATTTCAT